TAATTTGGCTATCGGCACAACGACAGACGGGGGACAAAAGCTGCAAGTCAATGGAAAGGGTTCTTTTAAAGATACTATAAATTTAGCAGCTAGTACAACTACTACAGTAGGCACAACAGCAACAACTATTAGTACAAGTCCAAATACCTATGGTGGACTAGCTATTGTGTGGGGTGATTACATAGGTAATATATGGACTAATTTAATCTTTTATTCATTAGGTACGGTTGTAGTGTTAGCAAGTCAAGACGTAAGCGGTGGCCCAGACGGAAGAACATATACCGTTGATGGTAGTGGAAACTTAAAATTAGCAATGGCTGCAAATACATATACAGTACGTTTTCAAGCATTGATAACAGCATAAAAAATAAAAAATGGGATATTCAATTCAACCAGTCCAAATATGGACTAACGGAACAGCAAGCAGCGGCAACTATATTGACGCTAGTATTGTAAACGACAATTTAAGCGACTACGCGCAGTTTTACTGGCAAATCAGTAGCGTAACAGGTAGCGGCGAAGATCAAACTAAACAAAGCCTGACGCAAGGCAATACGTCAATTAGCGGTGCTGACTATACAGCGTGGGGCGCAAGTGGCGATATCAATAAGGCTGCTTATGAGTATATTTGCACGCAACTAAACTTAACACTAATACCTTAAAAAATGGACAAACTACAACAACTAAAAGCGGCGGCTTACGATATTTTGGCAAATATAGAGTGGCTGCAAGCGAAGCTGCGAGAAACTAATCAGCAAATAGCTGACGAAACAAAAAAACAGCAAGACAGTGGATCTACAAATAGTAACGATAGCAATTAGCAGCCTTTGCGGCTTTGTAGCGTCCTACGCTGCGTTAAACCAGCGCGTAAAAGCGTTAGAGGACAAAATCAGCAAGCAGGATGATCACGCAGAGCGTCTTACCAGGCTAGAAACTAAGTTGGATATATTACTTGAGCATTTAATAAAAGATTAATGAAAAGCCAGGCTGTACGCATAGCAGACGTTATATTTATTGGCCCCTTTATGATCTACGCAAGTGGTAAATTAAAGGGGCAGGATAGAACTATTATGCTGGGCTTGGGAATTGCAACAATTATTTATAACGGAATAAATTATTTAAAATATGAAAAAGCTAATTAAAAACTGGAAAACAACATTTTTTGGCTTTGCTACTATTGTTGGCGGCGTGGCAGCTATACTAAAAGGCGACTTGGTAACAGGAATTACAACTATTGGCGCTGGACTAGGACTTACCGCCGCTAAAGATTTTGACAAAACAGGAATCTAATGAAAGGCGTAAGGACGTACATAGTGGCGTTAGCTGTCCTTGCGCTAATACTAACAGGAACGAAAGTGAGTGCAGCAGCGTTAATACAAAAATTTGAAGGTTTTAGGGATAAAGCCTACCTAGATAGTGCAAATGTGTATACTATTGGCTACGGTAGCACGCGCAATCCTATTACTGGCGAAAAGGTAAAAAAAGGCGATACAATTACTAGGGCAAAGGCGCTAAATTGGCTAAAAATACAGACAGCGGCATTTGCAAAAGATATTGACACGCTAGTAAAAGTACCTATTAATGACAATGAACGCACCGCGCTTTTATCATTTGTGTATAATATAGGCACTACAAGGTTTAAATCTAGTACGCTACTTCGCAAGCTAAATGCTAATGCGCCACGCGCAGAGGTAGCAAAAGAGTTTATGCGCTGGGTATATGCAGGTGGTAAGGTAGTAAAAGGTTTACAAAACCGGCGCGCTACTGAACAAGCGCTGTTTTTATCATAAACTATTGATTTTATTGGTTTTATCAAGGTCGCTTACTCACAGCGGCTTTTTTTTGCTTTATTTTTTTTGGTTGTATGCAAAAAGTTAGTATAAATTCGTATTGACAAACGATTTACCTTACTTAAAACTAACCTATGACATCTAAACACGATTTAGCAGCATACAAAAAAATGCTGCTAGAAAAAACACAAGCCTTACAATTTATTGGATCGCAACTATCAAAGTGCAAGCGCATAACGATTGACGTTACTTTTGATTGTGGCAGCCGCGTAAACATTGAGCAGCGCATTATCCCTTTCAACTTAGAAATGGAACTGCGCACACTAATTGATGACTCAATAGATTACTACCAGCGGCAGATTGTTAATATTAATAGTGGCAATTATGAGCAGCTCTGACCGCGCTTTGTCCTTTACATACACCTGGCTTTTTTGCTTTCCCCTTATGCTATCGCTATTAATAGTAATAGAAACAGTATTTTTTATTTACAACACAATTAAATTCATAAACCTATGCAAAACGTACATTTTAACGCGCCTGCCTTTCCGCCGCAAGTAGCGCAGGATCCCTTAGGCCGCATTATTGCCCCTATCCCTGGTATGAGCAAACTAGAGTATTTTACTGCGCAGCTACTACCTTTTTATTTACAGCTTGCGACAACTAAAAAGTTAGCAGATAAAGGCGAGCCGATTACAGCGTTAGACGCTGCTATTAAGACAGCAAAAGAACTATTAACAAAACTTAATACAAACGACAATGAAAGCAACACCCCACACGACACTAAATAACCCTAAATTTTGGCTGTTAGTTATTTTACTTTTTATGCTATGGCTGGCTAGTTATTGGAATTACTAAATAAATGACAAACGATCAGGAAATTTACGACCTGCTAAAAGCAAGGCGCTACGATCCTATGCGCCGCCCAGGGCAGGAGCAGGTTATTTTTACCTGTAACGCTAAAATAATAGGCTGCGCTAGTAGTTATATTGTCATTGGTGGCATACCTAAAAGCGGCAAAAGTACATACCTAGGCGCTATTGCTGCAAGCGCACTACTGCCAAAATATCAAGCTGTTTTCGGTCTTAAAATTACCTTGCCTGATGATAGGCAGCGGCTTGCCTATTTTGATACAGAGCATAGCGCTTTTGACTTTTACAGACAAATGGATAAAATAAGAGGCTTTGCAGGGGTAAGCAACCTACCTGCTAATTTTGACGCGTACAATACGCGTGAGGATATGCCTAATCGCATACGTAAGCTAATAGAAGCCTATTTGCAAGCTAATACAGATTGCAGCGTACTAATCATTGACGGACTCCTTGACCTATGCTTAAACTACAATGATGAGAGAGAAACAAGGCTGCTGACAAACTGGTTTAAGCGAATAACAAAAATACATAATGTCTTAATGATTGGCGTGCTGCACTTGGGCAAAGGCCAGGGCGAAACGCTGGGCCACTTGGGATCTAATACAGACCGCTGGGCGCAAAGTACCCTAATAGTAGAACGCAACAAAGAAAACCAGCAATTTGTGTTTAAGCCTAAATTTTTGCGCAGTAGTGCTGACTTTGATCCTATTGCTATAATGAACTATAACGGACAGTGGCAGCAAGTACCGTACATAGAACAGGAAACTTTTAGCATACCTAAAAAAAATAAAAAATGAACGTATTTAATTTTAGTGGTGGTAAAACTAGCGGATATATGGTAATAAATTATTACAAAGCTGGAGATCTAGTAATTTTTTGCGATACAGGTAGAGAACATGAAAAAACTTACAAATTTATTGATGACTTTGAAAAAAATGAAAATATATCAATAATAAGGCTAAAATATAATGGTGGTTTTGAACAATTATTGCATAAAAGAAAAGCTGTACCAAATCAATTTAAAAGGTTTTGCACTATTGAATTAAAAATTAAAACGTGCAGACGCTATTTGCGTAGCAAAGGAATTACAAAATATACAAATTTTGTAGGATTTAGATATGATGAAGAAATAAGAGTAAAAAGAAGAAAGCAAATGTGGAAAAATGTAACAGACAGATTTCCTTTATATGATGACAAAATTAATAAGCAAATAATTAATGCATATTGGAATGAAAAACCTTACAATTTAGAAATACCAGCAATTTTAGGTAACTGTACTTTATGCTTTATGAAAGGCAAAAATGCAATAATAAACATACTTACTAAATATCCAGAACTAGCAGAACCTTGGATAAATGATGAAGAAAAAATGAAACACACATATTTTAAGGGTATATCTATTAAACAATTAAAAAGCATAGCACAAAATAATTTATTTCAGGACATAGATTTAAGTGAATTAACACCAGCATTTAGCTGCGCGTGTACTAATTAAAATTTTAACCTGGGAACAGAGGTAACTGAACAGCAATTTTATGGAACAAAAAAATAACAGCGGAACAATCTTTCGCAACGAGCAAAAAGAAAAAGCGCAAGCGCCTGACTACACAGGTACAGCAACAGTAGGGGAAAAAAAGTACCGCATTAGTGGCTGGATCAACAAAAGCAACAAAGGCGCAAATTACTTACGCGTCTTATTTACTGAAATAGTTGCAAAGGATCTTAATGCGCAACCAGGGCAGGCACATATACCACTAACACCGCCGCCTAGTCAGGGTAATGTAGATAGTATTATGATTAACGATTTGCCCTTTTAAAAAAAAGCGCCAGGAGTGTATTACTCAACTGGCGCGGACAAACGACCACGAAACTAACCGCGATCACCTGTGTTCAGCCTAAAAGTACAAAAAAATGCACAAACCACTAAAAACCGCAATAGTTTTTTTTGCCCCTAAAACAAAAAGACCGCGCAAGTACCGAAATATCGCTAACAAGGTCAAATTTGCCCTATTTTGCCAAAAACTAGGCGCGTGGTATATAAACTGGTATAACGCCACAAACACGAAATTTGAGGCTAGGGAGTGGCTTACAAGCGATTTTAGCAAAAAGATGTAAATTACAGCGACATAGGCAAGCAGAATTTAGCCCTGGTTATTCTTAACTGGGGCTTTTTTTTGCCTGATATCTACACATTTTAGGAAAAAATGAAGGTGAACACAGGTAATGTGGATAAAAAAAGTTATTTAAATTCATTAAAATATGGTTTTTTTTTAGTAACTTTGTGTTACCTGTGTCAGGCTTTACAGAGACCTGCACAGATAACACAAAAAGTTCCTATTTTAAAAAAAGTTTGTAAATAGTTGCAAAAAAAATTTTTTTGCGGCTGTACTTTGTCATATTTTTAAAACGACAAACGCACGTAACACAAAAGCCGCCTTTTGCAGGCAGATGAAAAATATATTTTTTCTCATTGGTGGCGTTGCAGCATTATTTCTTCTTTCACGCTATAAGTTCGGACAAAAAGCAATTTTTCAATTGCGCCGCCTGCGCCCAGGTGGATCACTCACGCAGCCAGTTATCAATGTAGATATGGCGGTGCAGAATCCTACTAATACCGCTATTAAAATAAAAAGTATTACAGGCGCTTTGAGTGTAAATGATAAATATGTAGCAAATGTTAGCGCCTTTGGCGATCAGTTTGTTCAGGCAAACAGCGAAAGCACACTAAAATTAGTTGCGCGCCCCAGTGCAATAGGTATTTTTGAAAGTGTTAGGGCATTACTGACAGGGCCAGCAGGGCAAGTTAGTGCGACATTTGACGGATCAGCAAACGTAGACGGAATTGTAGTACCTATAAAAGAAACAAGGACGCTATGAACGCAAGCACATTACTTGGCAGATTAGCACCTTTTGAAAATAAAAATAAAATTTTAGTAGAGGATCAAAGCACGACAGATATCATAGACGCTATTTGCAAAGCACATAATAAGCACGTTAGCGAATATAAAAAAATTAGTTCTTTTTTTAATGCAGGCACACCGCGCAAAACAGGCAAAAAAATTTACGATTTTTTAAAAGACAACGTAAAATATGTAATAGAGCCTGGCAGCAAGCAAACTGTAAAAAGTCCAGCCGCTATTTTAGCAACTGGCTATGGCGATTGTAAGCATTACAGTTTATTCGCAGGAGGTATTTTGCAGAATTTAGGCATACCTTTTGCGTACCGTTTTGCCAGCTATAAAAATTTTAACAGCGAACCGCAGCACGTATTTGTTGTAATAAACCCTGGCACTGCTAACGAAATTTTTGTTGATCCTGTATTAAATGAATTTGACTATAAAAAACCATACACATACGCAAAGGATAGATATATGGCAATATATTCAATTAGTGGAGTAGGTGCGACAGCGCAACAAAAGGCAGCGTTAAAAGCTGCAAAAGCAGCCAAAAAAGCGGCGCCGACAGAAGCGGCGAGAGCAGCAGCAAGGCAAAATTTGCAAGCTGCCCGCAAGGCTGCAAACCGTACAGCTGGGCAAGTGCTACAAAAGGGAACAAAAGCAGTGTTAAAAGTTGCAGCCGCACCAGCTAGAGCAGCATTTTTAGGGTTAGTAGCACTAAATTTTGGCGGACTAGCCACTAAACTAGCACGAGGCTGGCAAAAAGCGCCTAGTCGCATAACTAACTTTTGGGAAGGTGCAGGCGGACAGATAAACGCACTAAAAAAAGCGTGGGAAAAGGGATCTAAAAAAAAGAGAATATTTGGGGCAATAGGTGTTGCGCCAGCAGCGCCAGCAGCAGCGGCAGCAACAGCAGCGCCACTACTTGTAAAGGTGGCTAACGTGCTAACAAAAATAGGTATAGATCCACAAGACCTGGTGCAAATAGGTAAAGACGCTGTAAATGCAAAAGCACAACAATTAGCAAAACAAGTGCTAGAACCTAAGGCTGCCACGCAAGCAGAGTATATTGACACAGCCGAAGAAGTTTTTAAAGGTGCGCCGACAATGGACGTAACAAGTACACCAGCTTTTACAAAAGCGGCGGCAACTAGCAAACCTAATTTTTTACCCCTAATACTTGGCGGCGCTGCTGTCCTGTATTTTGTAAATAGAAAATAAATGAGTGCAAAACAACGCGCAGCACGCGCAAGGTTTAAGGCGGCAGTTGCAGAGGCAAAAAAGCTGCGAAAGAAAAACCCTAAGCTGACAAATACGCAAGCCTTACGGCAAGCGTTTGCCATAAGCTATGGAAAAAAGCGCGCAAAAGTAGGGGCAGCAAAAAAAAGCAAACCGACAAAAGTAAA